GTATGCGCGCACCCGGGGGATATGCCACGCCTTTCGACGGCAGGCGCGTCACGTCAACGTAAACTTGCGGAAGGTAATCTTGCTCTTGTGCTGTCTTGGGGCCGGTAGTGGGAACGAACATGACGCGAACTCCTCCATGCGAGTCGCGAGCATATCTCGTCAACCGACGATGTGAAATGTCACCGTGTAGAGATGCGCGGCACCCTCGCTGCTGCCATTGTACGCGAGTTTACCATCGGGCACGACCCAATAGGAATGTGTGGAAAGTTGGCGGTGCTGCCTGTCCATCTTTATGAGCTGAACCATGCGCGCCGCCTCCTTCACGGTAGCGACCGTGCGGTTGACTCGCCGCACCGTATCGTTCATCCACGCCTCGAGCCACTGGAACAGAACGCCCGTGTCCGAGTCGTGAAACGAAAGCTGGATGGTGCGATTGCTCGTGGCCAGAGGGATGGCCATCTTCGTGTCCCCAATCTCGAAGGTGTGGCTCTCCAGCACGGCCGCATCGACCGTGACGTCCACGGCCGGAAACCAGCTGTCGAACGGCGCCGGGGCGCCCACCACGCCCTGCACGGACGGAAACCGGAGATCCCAGAGGTACCGGGCCCCCCAATCAATCGCTCGCACCTGTTCAATCGAGTTCAGGAAGGCCACTTACCCCACCTTATCCCTTCTTCTCGTCCTTGAAGTAGTCAAACGTGAGAGTCACGCTGGGCTTCTGGGCGTCGCCGGTGTTGTCCAGGTTTCCGGGATTGTAGTCGCTCAGGATGGCGCCGATGAGCGTGTACTGCCAGATTTCAGAATCCTGGTTGTCCAGCTGGGTCATGATGACCTGACCCTGCAGCTGCGATTTGGGAGCGCTGCTTCGGCCGGTTTCCGTGGCCCACTGGGCCTCGCGCCATGCGCGGATGAACGAGAGAATGGTGTTGTCCACCGTCTCCACGAACGTCAGCTCGATGGTTCCCGAGTAGTCCATGATCCCAGGCTGATTCACCTTGTGGCCCCGGATGGACACATTGAACTGGTTGTTCGTGGCCTTCGGAATACCAGCGCTCTCGCAGCGCAGGTTCAATTTTTCAGAATCGGGAAATCCCGCAACCCCTGCCGGAGGAATGAACTGAACATTCCACCGGAAGAGGGGAGCGAAATCACCCAACGAGCGAATCTGCTCAATCGTTGGTCTCGACATAGCTTAGTCCCCCTTCCCTTCGTTTAGATAGCCGCCGCTGCTTGTGCAAAGCTCAAACCACTCGCCACCACCACCATACGGATGGGGATGTACTCTACGCTGCGCGTGGGCTTGATGTAGATGTCCACGTTCATGCGGTAGTTGTCGATATCATCCGGCGTGTTGTTCGTGTCGTCGGAAATGACCTTGTAATCGGTGATTCCCTTCCGGCTCTTCACACCCGACAGGTACGAGTCAATGGTCGCCACTGCAAGCGCGCGCGTTGCCACATCGTTCAACTCGAACAGAAAACCTTCCATCGCGTTGGCAATGGCGGGCTCAATCACACAGAGCAGCAAGCGCACGTTCAAACGATCCAGAGCCGAAGGACGGCTGAGGAGCGTTTTCTGTCCCCAGATGGCGATGCCCTTTCCAGGAGTAAACCGGATGGGATTCACGCCCACGTCGTACAGCGCGTCCATCTCGCCCTTGGTGAATCGACGGCGAAGGTCGAGCACCGTGATGAGGCCGCGCTTGAAACCGGCCGCCGGGTACCAGAGCTCATAGTTTGCGGCCGTAAAGGAGATGGCGGCTGCCATGTACCCATCGGGAGAAACGTAGATCTGGCGGTCATTGAACTTATCGTAAACCAGCGCGTGGGGAGCCACGAGCGCCGAGTACGAGGAGTTCAGGTTCAGGGTCGTCTTGCGATAGTCCTGAATCTCCGTGAGGTAGTCCGAGCTTGCTTCCGAAGCGAAAGGCACGCTCAAGATGGCCACGCAGTCGCCACGGCTCTGAGCAATGGTGTCCAACGCCTGACCGTAGGCCGGAGTCGCAAACCCACCATCCATCAGCACGGTGACAGGAACTTCGTCCTTGTTTGAGAAGAGCTGCGCCGCCGAGATCATGTCAGCGTCAGTCACTGCCAACCCGTCGCTGCCGCCGCCGAGGTACGTCACCGTTGCGATGTCCTTCGGCTTCACGGTCGCGGTAATGGCAATGTTGTCGATTGCGCGGATGTAGTTCGACGAAATCAAAACATCTTCGATGTAAATGTTTCGGCCGTACCCATCCTTGGTTCCGGGAACGCGCGAGCAAAGGAAGCTTTCCACGGGGACAACTTCATTGCCCGCCTTGAAGACTTCAATCAGGAACGCATCCTCTTCCTTCACCTTGTCGGGATTGGTGGCATAGTTGGTGACTTTCACACCAACGTCATCCGCCCAGGCGCCCGGGTTTGAGCCGTAGATCAGGAAGGCTTCGTCGTTGGCCGACACCGCAGCCGCACCTTGGGTGGTCACGGTAACCGTGAACCCGCTGTCTCCAGCCGTCGCATCGGGAACCACTCCGGCCGCAGCCAGGGTGATGGTGATCGTGGCCGACAGCACCGTCGCCACAAACCCAGCCAGGAGATCCACGGCGGTTTGAACAGCCAAGGCTACCTGCGCAGCGGTCGCATCGGCGGCCACAGCCACCTCAACGCCCGTGCGGCCTACAACCGCAGGATCCACTCCGAGACCGCCCACGTTGAGCCACACATAGTAGCCGGTGCTTGCGGTGCTCAGAAGGAAATACTTGTTGTTGAGGCTACCGGCCACGTCTGCCACGCAGGTCACCGAGATGACCTCGGCAATCGCCGGGACGTCCGGGTTTGAGTCAAACGCGTATGCGGTGGGGTCAGAGAGGCCCGTGGTGAGCGCAATCGCTCCCAGCGTGGCAGACGCTATGCGACCCACAAGACCCGCGTACAGCGGCTGCTTTGCGGCCCGGGATACCCACAGCTTGTTCCCCTTTTCGAGGAAGGAGAGGGCCGAGAAGAAGGCGGTGTCAAACCCGACCTCGATGGTCTCGTTCGGAGTAAAGACGCGCAACAGCTGTGCGTCATTCGTCACGAGGTAGGGTTTCCCAATCGGACCCTTGGGTGCCTGCAGGACGATTCCTGCATAGACCCCAGCGAACCCGGGAACCCGAGTGGAAAGATCGATCTCCTTGAGCGTTACACTTGGCGCTGCCATGAAACCCTCCTTATTCGTTGCTCAGGGCCACTACGCCCCGAGGCAACGCACCCAATTTTTTAACATCCCCGACCGCGCGTGAACCGCGAGCCGGAACCATGATGCTCTCTCCATTGTAGGAGAGCAGCGCATCGTGATCGAGCCGCGACACAACGCGACCCGGACGAACTTCTTTTTCATGTGGCAGCGCCGCCAGGGCTACCGGCTCGGGACGAGCGCCGATGTCTCGGAACGACTCGGCCTCTCCTTTCACCCCCAGGTGTACTCGTTTGTCTTTTGCCATACTCATTCCTCACATATCTTTCGCATGAAGTGACTAAGTGATGTTCTGTTCCGCAAACACCGTCCCGTTGTAATCGAGAATTCGCATGCGTACAGAACTAATGTGCTTGAGCTGCTCTCTGAAAACAAGATAGGTGCCTCGGATCGTCAGAGAACCGCTGACGGCTTTGTAGTACACACCAGCGTCTTCCACGACCTTATCCTCTAAGGCGCTTGGGGTGATGTAGTACGTCCAATCCGGAACACCGATGATGCTCTGAAGGTCAACCTTGAGCTCTCTGTCCTCCGAGAACGATTCCTCTCCCATCCATGCGATCTCAAACCGCTCCAGATGTTCCATGGTCTTCGTGATGTACAGGAACTGCACATCGAACTCGCCATGAATGCACCTGTAAATGGGAACCTGCCCGCCGCTCCGAATGCCACGCACCCTGTCCGTAATCCCGCGCTTCCCGATGCCATCCTTGCTGTAGCGCAGCACGGTGCGTTTGAACGCAAACAACGGGTAGCAGTTTGATTCTACGGATGCTTGGTTGTTGTTAGAGCGGAGAGCCGCAAGCGCCGTCTCGAACGAGAGTTTCTCGTCGTAGACGAACTTGATATCCGGAACCTCTTCTCGAACGGCGACAAGGAACTGATCCAGCGCCATCGCCACGGTCGACACCACCTGCGCTTCACTGTTCGGAAACGTCATCGGTCAGTCCCCCACGGCTGAAATCTTGTACTTCCGAAACACACCCTGCGTCGAACCGATCTCTTCCATGTGGACGACCTTGTACCGGCGCTGCTTGCAATCCTCGCGG